CATTAGGTTTGGCATAGCACGACGAACTAGGCTGATTAGAACTGGATCGAAACCAGCAAGACCAGCGGTGTTAGATGTTGATAGAGCTGAACCAGCGGGTGCGATGGTTGAGGCGCCTAGTGAGTTGACTGCAACTTCATTTAGCATTCCACGCTCTTCGCGTAAAAAGCGTTCTTGATTTTCCAGGAGAACAGCGGTAACAGCTTTCTTGTAACGGTCTTGAATAGGTGAAGCACCTTCATGACCTAGAACAGGTGACCACTTTTCCTGGAGATGATCTGCGTTAAACATTTTTGTCTCCGTTTAAAAGTTAAGGAAAAGTTATTAATTATTTAGTAATCAAGAGTTCCAGCGATTAATTGCATGTAGGTATGCTGCCATTGCTGGAGATACCTCGGAATTTTCTACTGGAGCTTCGTCTGTTGCTACTTTAGTAGCAGTTTGAGGGAAGTATGATTCTTTTAAAGTTGTAACTTTTTGTGCAAATTTTTCTGCACTTTCAAATTCAACTCCTTCCGCTAACGAAGCAAGTTTTTCTTTTTGAGTATCTACAAGTCCTTCTGAAATTTGATTTAGAATTACTTGCTTAGTTGACTCAGAAAGACGATTATTTAATTCCACGTTACGCTCAATCTGTTCGTTGAGGCGCTGTTCCATCTCACGAATCTCGTCTGCCATACCCTCAACGACATCAACTTTTTCGTCGGGGATATTAATATAATGCTCAGAGAATAATCTCTTGAGACCAGCAATGAAATCTTCAGTGATCTCATTGCGGATACCACGATCAATTGAAACTTGATTTTCTTCAAGCCAATTGGTGATAGCATAGTTGATAGTGCCCTGTACTTCCTCAGCAAGTTCTGTCTTTACAGTTGCAACTTGCTCAGCAATACGAGATTCAAACTGCTCCTCTAGTTTTGTCCACTCTTCGGAGAGTTTTGCTCTTACGGCAGCTTCAAAAATTGTAGTTGCTTTTTCTTTGAACTCTTCTGATAGTTCAGTTCCTTCTGTCAGCGCAGCAACGTCTGCTGACATATCTACAGATTCAAATGATGGTTTAATAGGATACGTAATGCTTGGACCTGTGCCTGTTCCGTATGCTACTTGAGCACCAACTGTTGGGGTTTTGCCCTGGTCTCCAGCATCATGAATGCTTGAGGTTTGAGCAGTGCCATCACTTTGAGCACCCTTTGCTTTCACAGGAGCTGCTGCCTTAGCACCAGGATTATCTTCCCCTTCATCATTACCATCTGGTTCTGGACCACCATTGTCCGTAACGGACTGTTGAGCTCCGTAACCATTTACAGCATCGGTGCCTACTTTAGGTTGAGGATCTTGGCCACCGCCGCCCGAATTAATGGCAGTCTTGGATTGACCAGCTGCATGATAAGAACCACCACCTGGAATTACTGCTGCGGAAACTGTTGGCATAGGATCGCCAGCTTCCAGCACAAGACCTGATTCAGTTACAAACTCCTCAAACTTTTCGTTTAACATATCTGACATCTGAGTTTCCCCGTAAATTTCTGATAATTATTCTATGATTATTTATTAAATTAAAGATTTGACAGGAAATGCTCAAATACTTGAAGCGTTCTTTCCTCTAATTCTTTTTTTGATGAATTACTAATGTAATTGTGATATTTAGTAAGGGTCTTTTCTTTTAAGATGCCTCCATCCCAAACCCATTCCTTTCCTTCCATAATTCCATTTACAAATGCATCTGGCGCGGAAGGATCTGCTACAATATCAGCAGCAGTAGCAAGCATGAAATCATCACAAACATAATTTGCATTTTCTCTTCTATCAATGCTTCCCATACCTCTAGAGGAAACTCCAAGTTTTACACCTTCCTCTAGGAGAGACTTAGCAATTTGACCCATTGGAGTTTCTAAGATGCGAGCTTTACCAATGAAGTTGTTTCCCTCTGCACGTAAACTAACAATGCGATGTGATACTCTATCAAGATTTACAGTAGGACCGTCTGGGTGACCTAGTTCTCCTAGTGCCCTTCCAACCTTTACATACTCTTCATTGTATCGAGCAACTTCTTTATTCAAAACACCGAAAGGGTATACTCTACCATTTCTATTTTTAATTTCAGATTGTAGAAAAATACCTTCGATATAAAGATGTTTTTTACCATCTTTCTCTTCGGTAATTATATTAATTTCTTCTACGTTTTCTGTAATTAGTTTCATTGGTCTTGTGTTGGTGAAAAGTCGTCTTCAACTGGTTCATCAAAATATGTTGATGCTACAGATTGTTTATATGTATCTAAAACTTCCGATGCTTTTGCGTACAGAATATCATCGATTTTATCCAATGCTTCCGCACGCTTTTTATCGGAAATTAAATTAATAACATTTAAAATTTCAGAATTCATTATCAAATATTATCTTAGGTATATTTTATTTATTAGAACTAGAACTTGCTGGTTTTTGTTTTGTCAATTCTAACTGCTTATTATATGCATCATCAGATGCTTCTTGACTTCTAGCAGCAGCATCATCTGCTTGAATCTTTGAAATTTCAGGACTAAATGCAGTATTTTGTTGGGTCATTGTATCCATCATATTAATTTCTTTGGGATCCATTGCTAATCCAGCTTCAATATCTTTTTTCATTTGCTTATCAATTTCTTTGATTTCTTTTTCTGTCTGCATTAATACTTGGCGACGAACATAATCAACAGAAAAATATTTTCCAACAAATGGATCCATTTGAGTAACAAGACCAATTCTTTGCAGCATTAGTTCTTGTTGCTTAAGTTCATTAAAATGATTATCGAATAGGTAGTCATATTGAATATGCTCAACCATATCCTCCCAATCTTCTGGAGCAATAATACCTTTTAATATTAATTGTGTTTTTAAAATATCATTAAAAAGAGCAGAAAATCTTTTTCTTAATCTTCCTATGAATTTTGCAAACTTGAGTTCATCCCTGAGAACCTCTGTGGTCTTACCAAGATTAAACCCTTTGTTGTCATCCGTAAGGCGGGAAGGTGGTAGGTTGAGTGAATTGTAAAGTTTCTTTTTGAAATACTCAACGTCCTTGAGTTCACCAAGGTTCTGACCGCCTGGGAGTGTAGTGATTTCAGTTCCTCTACCACCTTCACGGCGAGGTAACCAGAAGTCTTCAAGCATTGACATATGCTTTTTATCATCACGCATCTCTCCTGTAGATGAATCATAAACAAGCTTGTTTCTATAGCGAGACATTACATCACGTAGGTATTGCTCCGCCTTTACCTTTGGCAAGTTACCTACATCAATATAGAAAATTCTACGTTCTGGTGCTCTTGATAGCCTGTAGATTACCAAACTATCTTCAATCATACGAAGTTGATTGAGAGACTTGATTGCTTTATGAAGGAAACTCAACACCATTCTTTTGTTGAGATCTTGTAAACCAGATGGAACAAAGGTAATAGAGTCGGGTGCTATCTTTACACCTTGTGACAAAGACATATCACCAATTGGTCCAAGAACACCTCCCTGGTAAAATCCTTTCGGATTGAAAATAAAATAGTCAACAAACGTACCATATTCATACTCCAACGCTGTTCCTTTGAGTGCTTGACGAGAAAGAGAATCTTTAGGTGTAGTATCAATTTTTTGACGGACCTTCTTGATCTTCATCGGATCAATATAGCGAAGCTCAAGAATTCCTTTTTTGGGATTGTCTAGGTCAACTACTTTGTGATAATATAGTCTTCCATCAATATACCAATTACGCACAATCTCATGTGCTCTATTATCAAAATTTAAAAGTTTCTTGATGTGATCAAATTCATTTCTGATTTTTATTTTTACACCAGAACCTACTTCTAAATTATCTAAATTTATTTCTACTGGACTATCATTTGCGTCACTAACAATAAATTCATTTACGACTTCATCAACAGCACTATCCACTTCTGGATGAAGTGCCATATCACGATAACGACGGATCAACTCAAACTCGTTACGAGCTTGAGATGCATTATCAGTTTCTACATACGTTCCGTAGTAACCGCCTGCCGCAACCGCAATTGGGTCATCAGCAGAAGGAGGGACAGGGGATTGTCCCTTCTGTCCCTCCTTACGATTAATTTGGAAGCCAAAGAGTTGACTCATGATTACTTATTCAAATACTGCTTCCAACTATTTATTAGACTACTGGAAGTGAAGAAACTCCAGCTCTGCTTCCTGCTGCTGCAGTGAAGTATGAATATTGCCATTCAACTGTAAATTCTTCAATTTGATCATTGCTATCATAAGCAACATCAATTTGAGAAACGTTAGTTGGGAAGCAGTACTTCAGTGTATATGTTCTCAAAATAGCACCTTCTGTGCTTGCATCTTTTTCAAGTTGCTTAACACCAAGGTCTGCCATATAACCAGCAGAGTTATTTGGAACAAACAGAGGAGCTGTATTTGCCTCATGAGTGTTGATGCTATTTGCCCATTGCTCAAAGAATGAGCGTAGTTTGAAGTCTTTGTCGTTGAAGAACGTTGTTGTCCAAGTATCGAAGGTTCTATCACCAGCGATTTTGACTGTTCTTCCACGGAAAGGAACTTCAATTACTCCTAGGTTTGATCCAGGGAGAGCAGCAGACTTACAAAGAAGATTTGAAAGATTTTGATCTGCTGATGCTTTTGCTAAAGCTGCGGGGAACTGAACATCGATCAGGAACATGTTGGGCTTCACGCCCTGACCGATAGTTTGTAGGAATGAACTTACGTTTGACGATGCCATTAGTGGTTACCTCTGTGATGTTTTTCTTATATTACTAATTATCTACCGATTACTTCAGCAAATGAGACGCCCGTTCTAGTTGCCGTTACGGTAACAGTTACAAAGTTAATCGAGCGAGTTGGCTTGAGGTAAAGTTCGGCAACGAATTCATTTCTATCAATAACTTCTGGTGGGTTATTTGATTCATCACAAACAACGAGGAAGTCAGTTACACCTCTACGTGCTTGAACTTCTGATAGGTAGGACGAAATCGAAGCAGAGAAGTTGCTACGAGTTGTGCTATCGTTCTGCTCAAAGAGTACTCCTTCTGCGAGTGCTCTTGCTCTCTTTTCTACATTCAAGAATAAACGACGAACGTTAATTCTGTCAAATGCTGAAGGTGAAGCAAGGGCAGTTTTATCACCGAAGAGGACAGGACCAGAACCTGGGAGTGAAACGATTGGATTTATTCTATTGCTGTAAAGATCATCTCTCTGTGCCTTGTTAGGATTGAAAGCAAGTTTTACAACGTTCTGAACACCACCACGATTTAGACCAGCTGGTGAATACCAATCATCAAGGATTGCTGAAGTGGAAACACATAGACCAGCAACATCACCATTACATCCTACATAACGATACTTATCATTGAAACGATCATATGAATACTTGATACCACTATCAAGAACAACATATGAACTTGAAGCAATACCGCCGAAGAAAGCAACTGTATTTGCTAATTGAGTTGCTGGAGAAATTGCTACACCACCAGCAGTAGCAACTTGGTTGCCGACATATGGTGATAAGAAAGCAACACAATCTTTTCTGCTATTAGCAATTGCTGCAACTGCCTGTGCCTTAGCAAGAGTATCAGTTTCATTACTCATTGATCCACCCATTAGAACAAAATCAATTGAGGTTGATTCTGTATCTAGGAATTCATCATATCCTGAAGTAATTTCTCCAGGTGTATAAGCATAATCGTCTACACCACCAGAGAGAGCGCCACCAGCACTATGGAGAATTCTTGCTAATTCTTTAGGAGATGCTGCAGTAGCACCATATGCACTAGCAGCACTGCCAGGATCTTCACCTTGTGTTGTGATATCTGTAGATGCACCTGAAGTAGCTAGTTCATTTCCAGCATAAACATACCCAGAGAATTCGTTGAGTGCGTCTTTCCAATAGGTTGAATTTCCTTCTGGTGATTTAGCATCAGAAACTTTTGAAAGATATGCGAAACGCTCAACAATTGAATTATCTCTTTCGTCAATAACAGCAACATGAACTTCATCAAGTGATAGATTACGTTCTGCTGCCCAAGGTGAAGTTCCAGGACGAGGACCAATTGCCTTGAATGTTAGACCAGTTGATCCGATTGCCTCAGCATTCCAATCTGAATTGGTATATGCAGTAACTGTTTCACCAGCACCAGCAGTTGGAGTTCCAGATCCCTTGACAATTAGGAAACTGTTTGCATTCAAAACTTTATAAACTTCATGAGTTGATGCGTTACCAGCAGTGTATGTTCCACCTACTGTTAGACCGTGTGCTGTTTTTGTTACTTTAAAGTCAGCGCCACGATCAACAATTACTACTCTATAGTAGTTACCTTCTGTTCCAGCGTAACGAGCAACAAATCTTTCTGTTGTTACACCAGCTTCAAATGATTCTTTATCAGCAACTAAAACTCCAGTTCCAGATTTTGTTGCATTTTTTACACCTGTTGTAGCACGGAGAACTGCTAGTTGACCACCATAACGGAGAAACTCAGCACCGACCAACCAATCAGAAGCATTTGCCTCAGCTGGTGTTCCGAAAGTATCGATCAGTTCTCTTTCTGAATTTACGTTTACGATTTTGCCTACGGGTCCAGTGCGGAATGTGGAAGCAAAACCAGCACGAATTGCTAGTGCTCCTGTAATTACGGCATTGGATAAATCACGCTCCTTAATAACGACACCAGGCGAGACTTGACTTGCCATTTTTTTACCTCTTAGATATCAAATTTATCTAAATCTATTTAGAAATTAGTAATGTTCAGACGGGGAAACAATACATGAACACCTTACCAATCTGGATAAGACCAGGCATTAGCATCTTTTTTTCTGCCTCCTAGAATTCTCTTGACTGTACAAGACTTACATTCGTAAGAATATGCTGATGGAAATGGTCTTTTATTTTTTCTTGTCAAGTAAAAATCTGTCAGTAAATCTTTTACCTTTCCACATGTTCTACATTTTCTCTCTGTAAAAATAAGATGCTCTAAAGAAAACTGATCTTCTAAATCCATCAGTAGTTCCACATATATGATACTTCTTCTTGAGTATTACCATACTCCCAGAGTGATCCATCAGCATCTACAAAACTATCATCTCCCATTCCATCATCAATAAAACCAAATGGTGCCATGTCCTGTTCAATTTGGTTTCTTTGTTCTTCATAGATACGACGCCTGACATCCTGATCCGTCATCTCTTTGAAATACTCTTGCATCACCAACCAAGAGAATAACACAAGACACATTACTAAGTCATCATGATATCCTTCGTCAGCTTCCCACGCCATCTTTTTCTGAATGAAGGTAGTGAGTTCTTGGAGGATCTCAAAATCTCCAAACATCAACTTGTCTTCTTCAATAATTGCTTTGAGATTAGCGCAACCAAGTTTCTTGACAGTCACGCTCATCTTGACACCTAGTTGAGTTTTAGTTCCAGAGAAACCTGTACCAACGATTTGTCCTGCTCTACCACGCATTGCACACATCAACACGTTAGGATACTCAAGATCATAGTTGAGAGTAGCAGCAATACTGTCACCAATATCATTTACTTCTACTAGAATATATGGCAGGTTATATTCTTTTGCTACCTGGAGGATGATCGAGGGAAACAATATAGGTTTAACTTCATTATTTCTGTACTTTGCCACGACCTTATACGGCAGTGTGGTGATATCAAACACGACAAAAGCACTGTAGTCACCACCAATTCCTCTGGCAACATCAACAGTAATAATATATTCGTGATCTTTTTGTACTCTTTCGTGAATATCAAGTCCTGCATTGGATGTAATTGGGTCTGAAAATGGTATGTTTTGAAGCTTCGCTGGACTGATAAGTGTATCAGCAGATCCAAGAAAGTCGCATTCAAATTCTTGTGCGAATTGTCGTTTGGAAGTATTCTTGAGCGTCTCTTCTTTCCACTTAGCATCTCTACCAGGGACTTGTGACCAGTGTACCTCATTCATTACATAACCATTCTTGCCGTTCTTAGCATCGATCCACATCTTGTAGAAGTGGTTCATGCCATTCGGCGTTGAAATGATCATGACTTTCGTGCTTTTACCAGAAGTAATAGTAGGATAAACAGAGGCAAAGAATTGCTCTGCAACATGGTTTGGAACGAAAGCGAATTCGTCGAGGAACAAGATATTGAACGACATGCCTCTGACAGCAGACGCAGATGTAGAAGATGCCAGAATTTTTGATCCGTTTTCAAGTTCGACATTACCTTTGTTCCAAACAACGACACCATGCTGCATCCACTTTGGTAAATTTTCATAAGCAAGTTGAAGTCTACTTAGAAGCTCCCTCGATGTGGAAGCCTTATTAGCCAGAATGCCAATATTAACGCTATCAAAGAATATTGCATAATAAAGCAAGTAAGCAACAACCGTAGTGGACTTTCCTGTTTGCCTTGGGAGTTTTGCGATGTTGAATCTGTTTTCATGGAAGTCTTGCAAAATCTTCTTCTGAAAATCATACATCTGAAATGGCACTAAACCTTCATCTAGTGAGATAATCTTAATATAATTTTCAGCAAAATAAACTGGATCACTCTTACACTTGATCCATTCATTGATTTGTTTTTTAGTGAACGATATTTGGGTTCCTGCCTTCTTTAGATTAGGATTGCCCAAATAGACATCAGTACCAGCTGCCACAACAAAATTTAGTCACTACCTAGTATTTATACCAGGCGTTCTTTTTCCAAGTCTTTGTATCTCTTCCTCCAAGTATCACCACCTTCCTCACCACGTTTGGGATTGATACATGTATCATCTCCAAGATTATTACAGACCAACCCAGCAAGATCTAATTCGTTGCCAAGTTTATTTGTGCCAGTCCAGTAGTGCTGTTCACCAATCCACATAGCACCACATTTAGGACAAGTTTTTGTGTTCATT